TCCCGTGCCACGTTGAGGTCATTGGACGCCTGCCTGACGGCCGGGCGTCCAGCGCCTCCTAGTGGCCAAGTCAGGGCGTCATGCACCTCTGTGTTTTCGGGGAAGTTGGGAGCGCGCGTTGCCGTGCGCTTAGTTCTTGTCCATCACGTTGAGCGCGCCACAGCCGGGGCACTTTGCGGTGATCGGGAAGCTGGCTAGGAATTCAGCAGGCTTCCGGCGAATATGCATCTGGAAGCCATTACCCTTGCCCAGAAGCTTCCCACAGTCCTGGCACCGCCACTCAAGCGTGAATGCAGGAGCGTCCACGTCAGCCCGCTGGCAGTTGCGTTTGTCAGGGTGGCCGTAGCCAGGTTTACAGTTGAGGTTCATGCGTCGCGCTCCTTCTCGGGTTTGGCGTCATCAGGACGAGGGGGATTGTCCGGAGCAGCGACGGGCGCTGTTCCGTGGTGAATTTTTGAGGTCGGTTGAACTCAGTCGGCGTTAGGCGGCGCTGTCGGCCTTCGCGCTCGACGTCCGGCGGTTCTTCAAGCCAGGCATTGCTGCAGCCTTGCGTCGCTGCTTGCCGTGCTCGCGGGCATCACGGAAATCCGGTTCTATCTCTGCGAGGCGGTTTACCAGGCCTTGGAGGTCGTAGCGGTTATTCTCCCGACCACCGGAGAACCCATAGTGCGGGATACGTTCCAGAAGGCCCTCTTTCTCGAGATCGCCGATGTAACGCTGTACTTGGCGTTCGCTGATCCCGAGACGGTCGGAAAGCTCCGCCTTGCTGGGATAGGGTTTACGATCGGCGTCCCACCAGTGGTCGACGATCTGCAGTAAGACTGCCAGCTGCGAGGGGTTCAGCTTCAAACGTTTCTGTGCTCGCAGTAGCAGAGACGGCACGGCACAATATCCTTGCGCGATCACCTTATCACCCCACTTCGCCGCGATAGCAGACTTGCGCTTCTTCTTTTCGGGCGAGGTCGCTTCGCCCTGGTTTTCAACTTGATTCTGCTCGGTCATGTGTGTTCTCCTTGCCCTGTAAATGACGCCTGATGATGCCTCGCGCAAGATCTGCAAGGAAGACATATATGTCTCTGGGGTAATGACGCAAGTGTCTTGGGGCACAAGTCGCATTCGTCTCCTGAAGTAGACGTATCTAACTCAGAGGAAACGTAAGGCGTATAACAAGTATATTATCCCCCCAGTCAAATACGTCCTATGGCTCGGTGAAATTTTTTCGCCAACATCGAGAAAACTTGCGTGTGCCGATCATCCGGCAGTCTTTTCATAAGCGCATGTCCCATACGGGCCGATTGCTCGGCTTTTCCGTTTCAGATCCCGCAGCAACTGCGCGGGCAAGTAACGGAGACCACTATGAACCGACCCAACCCCCTGCACCCCGACCGCATGACGGCGCATGAGCGCCGCATCGAACTCTATGGCCTCTTGGCCATAGCCGTTGCGCGCCTCGCTGATTGCGATCGCGACGATCTATCCAAGAATGCTGGAGACAGTTCGCTACACTTCCCGCGCAAACAGAGCGGTACTGCAACTCCAACTCAGAGGAGATCTGCATGACCACACAAGACCCCATCCTGGCACGCTTGGCTGCCTTGAAAGCCATGTCTGTCAATGACCTGAAGGCCGAATGGCAGGCGCTGTTTAATGCGCCCGCCCCAAACAACAGCCGCACGTTTCTGGAAGGCCGTCTGGCTTACCGGATCCAGGAGTTGACCTATGGCGGCCCGGACAAGCAAACGCGCCGCCTGCTGGACCTGCTGGCCGACGAAGTCGAGGGCACGCTGACGCGCAAGGCCCAGATTGCCGACCCACGGAACCCCGTGGTGGGCACCAAGCTCATTCGCGAGTGGAATGGCACCGCCCATACAGTGACTGTGCTGAAAGACGGCTTCGATTGGGGCGGGCAGCGCTACAAATCGCTCTCGGCTGTTGCCCGCGCCATCACCGGCACACGCTGGAACGGCTATCGCTTCTTTGGGCTGCGCGAGCGGAAGCGAGGTGAAGCATGAAGGACGTGGCTGCAAAACCCGCCCGCCGCCTGCGCTGCGCCATTTATACCCGCAAGTCGAGCGAGGAAGGGCTCGAGCAGGAGTTCAACAGCCTGCATGCCCAACGGGAAGCCTGCGAGGCCTACATCGCCAGCCAGAAGTCCGAGGGCTGGGCCTTGGTACGCGATCAATATGATGATGGCGGCATCTCCGGCGGCACTTTGGAACGCCCCGGGCTGAAGCAGTTGCTGGCCGATATCGAGGACGGCCTCGTGGATGTGGTGGTCGTCTACAAAATCGACCGTCTGTCGCGCTCTCTGATGGACTTTTCCAAGCTGGTAGAGGTCTTTGACCGCAATGGCGTCACCTTCGTCTCGGTGACGCAGTCCTTCAATACGACCACGTCGATGGGACGACTGACGCTGAATATCCTGCTCAGCTTCGCCCAGTTCGAGCGTGAGGTCACCGCCGAGCGCATCCGTGACACGGTGAAGGCCTCGCGCATGAAAGGCATGTGGATGGGAGGCTATGTGCCTCTCGGCTAGGATGTCGTCGACCGCAAGCTGGTCCCGAATGAAGAGGAAGCCGCCAAGGTCCGCATGGTGTTTGAGCGCTTTGTTGAGGTAGGCTCTGCCACCGTTCTGGCCCGCGAACTGCGCAACGATGGGTTCCGCAGCAAACAAGGCGCGCTGATCGATAAGGGCTACCTATATCGCCTGCTGAACAATCGCGTCTACCGCGGTGAAGCCGTCCACAAAGGCAAGTCCTATCCCGGGGAACACGAGGCCATTATCGACGCGCGGCTCTGGGAACAGGTGCATGACATTATGGGGGAAAGTCCCCGCAAGCGGGCGAACAACAGTCGGACGCAAACGCCTGCGCTGCTCAAGGGATTGCTCTTCGCTGCCACCGGCGCAGCCATGACCCCCTCCAGCACGAAGAAAGGCACGCGTCGGTATCGCTACTATGTCTCCATGGACCTTCTCAAGAACAGGGAAACGCCCGAGGATGGCATCCCGAGGCGCTTGCCGGCCGACACTGCCGAGGCTGCCGTCATCAAAGAAATCCGCCGTGTCCTGCGAACGCCGGAAACCACGGCGCAGGTTATTGCCGCGCTGGACAGCGACGACATCTCGGAGAAGGATGCAATCGAAGCCCTCCAACACTTCCCCAATCTTTGGGATCAGCTCTTTCCGGGCGAGCAGGCCCGCATCATTCAGCTGCTTATCAGGCGCGTCACAGTGACCGCTGAAGGCCTCGTCATCGACATGCGCACCGACGGCATTGCGGGCGTCATGCGGGACATGATGGTTCCGCGCCAGCTGGAGGCCGCAGAGTGATGGCTGCGCCCGACACCATTCAAGTCTTCGTTCCTCTCAATGTGCGCAAAAAGAACGGGCGGCCCAAAATCCTGCCGCCCGCTGATTACTTGCCCAGCGAGGACAACACCCAAGATCCGCATATTCTGCGCGCCATTGGCCGCGCCTGGGCCTGGCGGCGGCGGATGGAGGCGGGTGAGTTCGGAACAGTGCGCGACCTGGCAATCGCTGTGAACCTCGCCGAGCGCCATGTCAGCAGGCAGCTGCGCCTGGCCTACCTCGCGCCTGAGGTCTTGAAACGCCTGGTGTTTCGGCGGGAGGTGTCTGCCGTGACCATGATGCAGCTGTCAGATTGTGCGGGCTTGCCTTGGGCGGACCAGGCGGGCGTAGTGTTTGGACAAACGTTGGCCCCACCAAATCACCAGAAAGGCTAGATTTTTTCCCGTTTTTCGGCCATTTCTTGGCCATGAGTGCAAACCTTACCTATCAGCAGCTTGAAGCCTACATCCGCGCGCAGATGCGGATGTCGCATGTCTATCAGCCGGTCATGCTTCGCGTACTGCTGGAAAATGGTGGAACGGCTTCCACCGAGGACGTTGCCAAAGCCCTCCTGAGTTACGACCGCTCACAGGTCGAATACTACGAAATCCGCACAAAAAATATGGTGGGCAAGGTTCTCACGCAAAATGGCGTTATTGAGCCAATCAAAGATGGGCGCCGAATTACAGGGTATAAGCTCACCTCTGGCCATCTAACCGAGGAGGAAACCGGTGCCCTCGTTGACCTCTGCCAGCAACGCCTTACCGATTACATCAACCAACGCGGTGACGGCATTTGGGGGCATCGAAGCATTTCAGATGGGTATGTGCCCGGCTCCGTAAGGTACGAGGTGCTCAAGCGGGCCAAATATCGCTGCGAACTTTGCGGCGCCCATGAAGAACACGCAGCGCTTCATGTCGACCACATCCTGCCGCGCGCGAAAGGCGGCAGCGACGACTTGAGCAACTTCCAAGCGCTTTGCGTGACGTGCAATACGAATAAGCGGGATCGGGATGATACAGATTTCCGCGGTGTGCTCGAGACCTACAAGGAACGTGAAACCGACTGCTTATTCTGTGGCATCGACAGTGGCAGGATCATCGCTGAGAACGAGTTGTGCTACGCCATACGCGACGGCTTTCCAGTTACGCCGTTTCATACACTGATCATCCCGAAGCGGCATGTGGCTGATTACTTCGATCTTTATCAGCCCGAGTTGAACGCGATCCAGTCGCTGCTCCGGGATCAACGCAAGCAGATCATGACCGCCGACCCCACGGTGTCAGGCTTCAACGTCGGTATCAACGCTGGTTCTGAAGCCGGGCAAACCATTTTTCACGTACATGTTCATCTAATCCCACGCCGAAAGGGCGATGTAGCTGAACCGCGCGGTGGTGTGCGCGGCGTCATTCCTGACAAGCAGAAATATTGAGATGGACAGCAATCAATTCAGCCCTCGCTTTCCGTTTGCCGACTGGCCAAATCCTGCGATCCCCGCTGTCGCTGCTGGCGTCTATGCGATTTGGAAGGACAGTGAGCTCATCTATTGCGGCATGTCGGGCCGCGAGATCGATACAAAGGCGAAGGCTTCCCCCAAGAAATACGGGCTTGTCACCAGGCTTAACAGCCACGCAAGCGGTCGGCTGTCGGGCGATCAGTTTTGTGTCTATGTGGCCAACCGCTTTGTAATTCCCTCGCTGACGGCTGAAGAGCTTCCACTGTTCGAGAGCGGTCGGTTAACCCTCGATACGCGTACCAAAACGTTTATCCATGACCATCTGGAATACGCCTATGCCCTCGTCGAAACATCCGCAGCGGCCTATGAACTGGAGCGAGCAGCTCGGCGCGGGGACGTGTTTGGAACTCAGCCGTATTTGAACCCGCTCTGAATTCAAACTTCCGACCGTCCTACGCCCGTCCCTCGGATTCGAAACGTATTTTGCTATCGGTTACACTTTCGAAAAGGACGCTCGCCCCAAATCGACAAATAACTGTAATTGAACACTATTTTTAAAGCGTCCTTCTGGAGGCCTAGGGCGGTCGATTAGAGACAAATGCGGTTCAGAGACCGATTTTGACCGTTTTGGCAGTCTCTGAAGGGCGGTCACCTTGACTAAACCCCTTTGAACCAAAAGAAAAAAGGGCCACGCGAGGGCCCATCTTCGGTTTCGGCAAGTGTAGGTGGCGGAGTGGAAGGGATTCGAACCCTCGAGACGGTTTCCCGCCTGCACCCTTAGCAGGGGTGTGCCTTCGACCACTCGGCCACCACTCCGCCGACCC